CGGGTGGTCGTACGCCATGCTTTTAGTCGCCATAAATATCCTTCGTGGTGCCTCTTACCTTGTGTTCACTCGCTACCGGGAAGCAGGCCCCGCCTAGCGCTTATCGGGCTTCTTCAACTTCATGATGGTCGTGGGAGCGGTTCTGTCGGGAACTACGCTCGGGCTGTTCACCGCGATCGTGAGTCCCGCGCCGTCGTAATACCCGTGGGTGTATACGGCTTCCAGTCCCTCGAGTTCACCCACATCGAGGTTGGCTTTGTAGATCGCTTCGAGCTGCTGGAGCGTCATGCCGCACTATCCCATTTCACGATGCGGACGTTCGCGGCGAGTGTATGAACGATGCCGAAGCCACCTAAGTAGTACCAGGCGATACCCTTGCTCCGTCCGTAGTCGGTCGGGATCTTGCCGCGCATCTCCTCGGGTACCGCGATTGCTTCAGCGACCGTGTCGTTACCGAAAAAGAAGATCCAGTCGGACTTCGCCTGACTCCAGGCGGTCGTTGTGATGCCGTCCGTCCCGGTGCCCTTGGCGATGTTGGTCTGCTCGATGTAGCGCACGTTCTCGTAGCGGCCGATCTCGCCGTTCATGATGAGATTGAAGCCGGTGTCGGAATACTGGTGGATCGTCTCGAGGTTGTTCTTGAACGTTCGCAGCGTCGTCGGCCAGGCGAGCGCGTAGTAGTCATCCGCGATGTAAGCGGGGATGTTGCGTTCCTTCATCGTGTCCACGATGGATTTCGCATGGGAGTTGGAGTAGGCGACCGTGTTGGTACCCGTGACGGTGCCATTGGTGTAGAGCTGAATGGCCGATGTATCCGTACCGCTCGATGCGATTACCCGCAGCAGTGTCTGGTTAAACTGTGTCCACGCGAGCCGATCGAAGCTCTTCACCGCATCGTTCTTGAGGACTTTCTTGATGACATCCTCGACGGGGAACTTCGAGAGGTTGTCGAGCTTGCCGGAATAGGGAAGCGAGTTCCCGGCTTCGGTGATGGTGAGCGTGCCCTGTACGATGGTGAAGTTCGTCTCGGGCATGGTATTGGTTTCGGTCAATACCCCGCCCGCCGTCGCGACATCGGAGAACACGTCCCAGGTGAAGGTATCGCCCTTCTTCTTCCCCTGCTGGGAGATGTCGTGGACGTCCGAGAACTGTCGGAACTTGGTGAGCGGTTGGACCGCCGCTCTCAGGACGTTCGAGAGCTGACGCGAATAGAAGTAGCCGCCGAGAGAGTTAACCGCCCAAACTTGACCTGACATGGTGATGACCCCTGCTAAGGGCCATCACCTATGACCCTTAGGTTTTTCCTCCGAACATCCCCTGCGGAGTCCGGATCGCCTGTTCCTGCCCGCGAGCTTTCGCCATGGCATCGATGACGCTCTCGACGGGTTCCTCGACATCCTCTTCCCGTGGAGGCGATTGCCGACTACCGGCTGCCGGGACCGCGGGAGTGGTTGCCTTGCGGGTTAGCTTCGAGTTGGAATCAGTCACTTTGGAAAAACCTTGTTTCCACGTCCGGATGGTATCGCCGGCCTTCTTGAGGCGTTCACGGTAAGCGAGAGAAGGTTCGCTCTGAGCGATCTTCTTGTCTTCTTCGACCACCAGCCGGTACAGGAACGGGTCTTTCACGACGTCCTGATATTCGCCGCGAAACCAGTTCACCGCATCGTGGAAGGTCATACGGTCATCGACGGCGCTGAGGACGTCCGGGCTGAGTGTCTGCCGGGATGGCCCGTTCAGTCGCCGTGCGACCTTGTCGATCGCTTCCCGATCCCCCTGCAAGGCCGCGGTGAGGGTGTCCGCGGTGACGTCTTCCACGTCACTCGCCGATACGTCTTGCGATGGCACCAGCGCTTGGGACCGTTTTACAGCTTCCTGCGCCATTTGCAAATACTCATCCGCGGAGGCCACCTTGGCGGCGCGCGCCATGAGTTCCGTCTCGGTCATCTCCACATCGCGTCCGTTCACCCGGACGGTGAAGGTACGAGGCTGTGCGCCTTCCTGGAGGGCCTTGGCTTCGGCTTCGTTCGCTTCACGCTCAAGACGTGCGCGCTGCTCTTCCGCCGCCTGCGCTTCTTGCGCGGCGCGGGCTTCCTCGGGATCCGGAGGGACCGGTTTCTCACCATCAAAGTCCTGGAGTTCTCGGGCTGCATCCGCGCTGTCGGCTATGGCGTTGCGCTTGTCCACCTGTTCCTGATTGGTATTGCCGACGGCCGCTTCGAGTTTCTTCTCGGCTTCCTCGGCCTTCTTGTCTTCGGGCGTCGCTTGTTTAGGTCTGGGCATTCTTCAACTCCTCGATAGCCGAGTGTCCGGCGGCGATCGCCTCACCCAGCCACTCAATGATGGATTCCGCCACGACGATCCGGTTCTGGGCTTTCTGTACGGCTTTGTAATCGTACGGGTCCGCGACTTTGAGATCCTTGGCCGCTTCTTCGATCTGTCGCTCGGCGCGGGCGAGCAGGAAGCTGCCGATATCGCCTTCGAGAAAGAGCTCCACCTGGCGACCAAAAGCCGCCCAGCGCACGGTGGGTTGATCAGGGTCTAGCATGTATAATCCGAAGTCTGGGGGAGAGCGCCGCGAAAGAATAACGGTCGAAAGCAGGAGCCGATTCTCGTAGTCGGAAAGGTGATCACCGTGGGGTGCCCTATCTGCCCAGTTGGATTCTAGAAGCCGACTGGCCGTCTGCGCAAAAACCGTCGGGACGCGCCCCCTCTTCCATCAGCATAGACTCCAGGGAGACCTGCCGTCGGGCCTCCTTCGTTTCTATGGGTTACGCGAGCAACCGCACACCGGCAGGTCATAGAGGTTCTTTCGCACTAGGGAACTAGTCATCCCACATCAGGAATTCCATGAGATAGGTCGCGGCTTCGAGGTCGATTCGTTCGCGCACTTTGCGCAGACGCTCTTGCGCCACCTGTTCGCGGTAGCGCGCGACCTTGGCAAGTGACTGCAGACGCTGATGGGCCTCAACGCGGCGCACCCCGGCGGATTTCTGCGGGAGCCTGAAATATACAGGAACTTCGATGGCTTGCTGCTTTTCGCGCTCCTGGGCGCGTCGGAGCGCCCGCTCGAAGTTCGCGATATAGCGCAGTACTTCCGCCGGGGTCGGGCCGTATTGCGGGGTAGCGGAGAGTTGCTCCTCGACTTCTATCCGCTGCGCAGTGGCTTCCGCGAGGCTCTCCTCGAGTCTCGCCATCTCCTCTTCGAACACCTCAGCCGCGCGTTTGATCCGGCGGCGCTTGCCGGACCCGCCGGGCTTCGCGACCACCGGAAGATCCCCGCCGGTCGCACTGATTACGCCCTCGGTGAACGTCGCGGTCTGCCCCGTCGGGACAGAGGAACCCGTGTCGGTGAGCGTCCCTTCGGTGAAGGTCGCTGTTATAGCGGTTAGAGCGTAATCAGCTTCAGACCCGATAATTCCTTCGGCACCCGAAACAGTCTGTGCTGTGAGGGAATAAGCCTCCTGATAAGCGATAATCCCCTCGGTACTCGTGATCGTCTGCGTCGCGAGTCCCAAATCCTGATCTGTCGAAAGCGTGATCCAGGGGAACGGATCGACTTGATCGTCATTCCTGATCCAGATCGGAGAGTCATAGAACGGTTGATTGATGGTCGCCAAGGATCATTCACTGACCGTCGTGATAATCCCCGAATAAGTTGTCGCAGTGGTGGCGGGTTTTGGCAACTCGATGAAATTCAAACACGCGTTGTCATACACAATCGCGAGATTGAACGCGCTCGCAACGCCATCGATGTTCTGCGCAACGGCAGCTATCGGACACGGCAATATAGTAATCGGATGCGCAACCACCCAATCGACTGTCCCCGTCGCAACGGTCGCCGAAGTCTGCACGTTGTCGCCTTGTAAGTTAAATATGCCCGTATCGCCAGCGGCGAGCGGTACGAACCACGACTGCAGCAAAAGATCGATCTGCCACTTGGCGCACGCTGAAATACCAGCGATATCCGGCATCGTATTGGTCGCGGCGTTCGCCTGATTGCGATATGTACAGAGATGCCAGTTATGCGCGGTAGCGGCGAGCAACGTGCCGGTAACTGCAGGGTATGCAAAGGTGCCGCCGGCATAACTCGGATCGGTCGCGGTTGTCGATTGATAATGCGTCCAGTTCGCCGCGCTGCTGTTCAAAACCGTCTGCGCACCACCTGTGGATAATATGTAAGCACCACGGAACAACTGATCGACCATCAGCAATACGTTGATGGCGCTCGCTTCTACCCAGGCATTTACGAAATGGCTCGTGTTAGCGTTCACAACCGCATTCACGAACGGCAGCGCCCCAGTAGTCGCCGAAGTCGTCACCGTGGGAGCGGATGTCAGTGCCCCGCCAGCCGCTCCAGCCGCCGGCGCCGGCCCTTCCATCCACGTATCCATAGCGCCATAAATCGCAGTCGGCGCCGCACCGGTTTTGGAAAACGGCATACGGCACGTCTTGCCACCCGTTGCCGCCGCGATGAGTGCGGAAAGCGAAGCGAATGAACCGCGTTGGTAACCTAATGCGCGTTGGAACCGTCGCCGTTCTTCACGGCGGAATATCTCCCCCGCATTCTCAAGAGCAGTGACTACCCGGCTACCGCGATATTCACCGATGAAGTCCCCATCGCCGCAGACGAATACTGCGCCCGGTACACTCCCGACTGGGACGGGAGGCCCAAACCACCCACGGAAGTTACGCGAGAGCTGTTCGGTGGTCTCAGTCCCTAACCACCGCTCGAGTCGCGCGGCATGCGTACTCGCTATGGAGGGTTCCTGCCGCCGACGGAGTACCCGTTGCCAGGACTTCAGCACGGACTATGACTCTTCCATCTCGAATTCCATCATCTGGCCGGACGGTAGCTTCGCCCTGCCCTTCTTTTTCCGGCGCGCCTGGTTCAGTTTCTTGAGTTCGTCCCTAAACTCGCTCTGCGCCTGCGTGCTCTGCTTGATCGCTTCCATGAGCGGCTTTACGTGGTCCTGTTGGGTCTTCTCTGCCTGCTGCCGCTTCTGCTCCTCTTCCTGCTGTCGCTGGGCCTGAGCGTTCTGCGCGTTCTCTTCGGCCTTGAACTGCAGCGCCTGCATCTTGTTCGGGTCCATGGGAGGGGCTTGCCCGCCTTTCTCCATCTCGTGCGCGTGGCCCTGCTCGCCCTGCTCCATCGTCTGAATGTAGCCCGCAAGCTCCATGATCTTCTCGTGCGCGTGTTCCTTGTCCTGCATGAGGAGGTTGGTGAAGTTCGTCTCGCGTGAAGTCTGCAGTTTCACCTTGTTGGCGTCCGACTTGTCGCCGACCTTCATCTTGAGCATTTCGACGATCTTCATGAGCTGCTGGATCTGCTGGGTGAGAGCGACCTTCTCGGGATCTCCCTGAATCGCGAACCGCTCACCGTCCTGATAACCCGACAGTGCACACAGCTCTTTCAGAACCTCAGTAAGGTTAAGTCCCGGCGGGGGCTTCACCGATATCTTCGCGTACATGAGGACCGCCTGGCTGAAGCGCGCGAGCTTCTGCGCGGGATCTGTCGCTCCCATGCCGACGTTCACGTTGACCGTGAGTTCTTCTTCCAGAATCGTGTCGGTGACCTGGTCGACACCGAACTTCTGCCTTACCTGGGCTTTCTCCCCCGCGATGGTTAGCACGCGTTCATCGGTCTCGTAGAACTGCTCGAGCAGCACCAGCTGCCTGAGAACGGGCTCGATGAATGTCGTCGCGTGAGTTTTAAGGAGATATTCAGTAAGGAGGTTCGATGGCGACTGCAGCGCCAGCATCGTGCGTTCGCTCTCGCGCGGCGTTCTCTGCTGCTGCACCTGCATCGGGTTGAAGTTACCGACGAGTTCATCAAAGTTAGCCGAGATGCGGTCCTCTTCCAGATAGGCGCTCTGCGTGACATCCGGCCAGCTCTGTTCCTCGACGTCCGGATTATCCTTGGCGAGCGAGTCGAGCAGCACGATACGCCCCGGAGTGTTACGCGTGAGCGCCGCGGTATCGACGTTTTTCCCGCGTCGCACCAGCCAACCCTTGTTGAGGACGAACTTGACGTTATCCGATCTCTGGTTGCGGGTTTCGTTCAGGTCATCCTGCAACGACTTGGTGAGGATCGGTATGGGCGTCGGGAGCGGCTTGTGAGTTTCGAGTACGGTCGTCCCCATCTCGTAGGGCCGGCGACCGTGGAAGACCGTCTTCTTCAGCGGTTCAGGATCGGTGAGAAGTTTTTCGCTCCCCAAGGTGTAGAACTCGAAGTCCTGGCCGTCAAAACGGTGTATGTGACGGTGTACCCAGACGATGTCATATTCTGAGACTGTACGACGTACCTTAGTGGGATCTTGACCTGCTCCCAGGCGACTCTGACGGGTCGAGTCGTCGGGGTTATCCATGTACATCCGGAAAGTAGTGTTGGTATATTCTTTCCACACTCGGCCCTTGGGGTCGGGATTCTCCATCCGCTCTTTCACTTCGCCGACGTACATCGGGATCATGTCGATGATGTAGGGAGAAGTGTGTAACGGGTCGTACCAGCACGCCGCCGGATCGAAGCGGATGTTCTCGATCGGGCGCAATTCGATACAGGGCTTGTCCTCGTAGATCTCGAGCTCATCGCCGACCTTCCTCGACCTGAAGCTCCAGTAGATATGCGCAATGCACGCGCCCTGCGCCTGGGCGTCTTGGACTGAGCCCATGACGAACTGGAACCAGGGGATCGTGTGCGTCAGGCGATACTGGATCAGGTGCTGCATCACCTCGGCCGAGATGCGCTGGCGCTTATCGCCCTGGTTCTGCGCTTTGATACTCACGGTGTCGAGGTTCGAAAAGTGGGCCGCAGCCGCCGCGGCCTCATTTTTTCGTATGATCGACCTTGTTTTTGGGATGAAGCTGTGCGCGCGCTTGGCGAAGAGTTCCGAGTTGTACTTCGAGTCGGACGCGTGCTGGCCGTTGAACATCCGCAGACTATCGTCCCAGTTCTTGCGGTAGTTCTGATCGAGATAGGTGGTCGAGTCCCTGAAGGCGTCCTTGGCGAGCTTGAGCCAGTTCGGCTGTTCACGCTCGGCCGCAGCCGACTCGGACGCTTCCGTCTCCATACCGGAAGATTCTTCCTCGATACCGGCATTCCACTGCGGGGCTTCACCCGCCTCGGGGTCACTGATGGAGGGCGGTTGCGGGCGCCAGGGAGTGGACTGAGCCATCAGTTGAAACTCTTCGGTTCCTTGCGCTTCCAGCCCGCGGGTACTACCGGCTCTCGCCCATCCCACGACCCGCGCTTGAGGCCGAACGCTTCTAGCATCTCGCCCCCGGCTAGCATCGCGGCATGCGCAAGTTGAGCGGCGCAATGGCTGTCGAGGTGCTTGAGGACGAAGCCGAAGCCGTCCCTACCGAGTTCCGTACGAACGAGGTCCGATATACCAAGGTGGCGGACGACGAGCACCCTGCCCTGAAATGAGACCAGCCAGGGATGGTTGGGGTAGTGCTGCTCAAGGGTGGAGGCGACTTCATGGGCTTTCTGGAGATCGAGCGATTCATCGGCATCCCCAGGCTCTACGATACGCGCGCTTTGATCGATCCCGGTATCTTGATACGCCACACTTCCCTCGCTTTGATCGAACCGGGCACAGAGATGCGCCGTCTCCGGCGCAGCCAGTTAATGCAACTGATGAGCCAGTTCCACACGGACGGCGCCCGGGCTAGGGCTGAGTCGCGCTGAGAGTGCCGGGAATTTGAAGAATCACCGTTGTACCGGTCACGACGAGCGTGGTGGAAACCGCCGTCCCGAAGCCGGGCCCTGAAGCCGGAAACGCCTGCGCCGTGAAGGTATACGTGTCGGGCGTGAGATTGCTGAAGGTCACGGCCGTCGTCCCAGGAGGCACGCTCTGATTCGGGGGGCTGTTGGCGGGTGTGAGCGCGGTAGCGGTGATCGTGACGTGATCAACGACGCTGCCTGCGGGAGCGGTGAGTGAGACATAGGCTACGGCGAGAACGGCGTTCTGGGTGGTGGACATGACTCAATCCTTATCGGTGGGAGTAGTTGCTGCGTCTCTCAGGGCTTCGCGGGCACGTTTGCCTTTGTCTTCGAGAATTTCTTCTCCGCCCCATACATCAGTGTAACCATCACCGTCGTTGCAGATTCGCTGGTCGTAATCCGCCTTCGCGTACCACTCCAGCGCCGCGCGCAGCCGCTCATTTTCAGAGCGCAAGGTATTGGCTTCGTGCTTCCACTGGTCCATGTTCTTTAGCGCGTTATCGCGCGAACGCGTCAGCTGCTCGATCTCGGTACTGCTCACAGGTACTCAGGCTCCAAGGTGCCCGGATCGATATATACCGGAGGACGGACCTCTAAGTCATAGATTCTTGCGACGGCGTCAATCAGGTCCTTGCGCTCGCAGAACGGGAAGTACGAGAACTGCATGCGCAGTCGCTCGGTGACATCATAGAGCTTCTTGTCCTGATCGAGGCGTCGCACCCGCTGCGAGAGACAGTAGCCGTAACCCTCGTTCACCCGGCGCTGCTGACCCGAGGTGAGGTGTTCGGGATCGGTCGGATAGGGCAGATAGAACCTGTGGTTCTTGAGGTCCGGCGTCAAGCGCTGTACCCGGTCGTTCTTCGAACCCTCCCCGCTCCGCGGCCACTCGAGCTCTGAGATCTCGAACGAGAGCCGCTCGCGCTCCATCTGTTCCTTGAAGTACGCAAGGTCTGAGATCGCTCCATAGCGTTCGTAGCCGACGTGACAGCCCTGCACTCCCGTCTCCGCGTGCCACTTCTCCCAGAGGTTACGCATGTTTCGCCACTTGTCCACGAGCTCCATGCGGTGATCGACGCCATCGAGAAAGTACTTATTCCCCGCATAGTCCACTCCGATCACGGCCATTGCGGTGTGGTCAGATCCCTTTCGCATCGAGTGTGCGGGGTCGACCATGATGTAGACCATGAGAGTCATCGGCCGGTATTCGTATACGCGGAGGTCGCGGATATCGAACATCCGCTGGTGACCCGCTTGAGGATCTGCAAGCAGTTGACAGGCGACATCGGCTTCGAGCTGATCGATGAGCTTTCGAGCCCAGACTTCTGCAGTGAACAAAACAGGAGTGCCACTAAGAGTTCCGTCGTGAGTGGCGGGGTGTTTGCGCAGCGTCGCAGAGTGTCGCTCGATGATGAAGCTGTAGGTGTCGGCGTAGTGATAGCGCGTGCCAATGATCCACTTGCGCCCGCCGACCGTGCCGAGGTTGTCAGACAGCGACCACGCTTCGGTGGTCTTCTGGATCTGTTCAGGCGTGTTGACCGATTCTCGCGTGACGACATCGTCATAGACCATCAGTTGGAAGTGTTTGGCGGTGGGTTGACCATCGACGAGTCCGTGAGCTTCGACTGTTGCCTCTTTCGGGTTGCCCTGCCGCTTGACGGTGATACCGGCATCGAGTGACCACGAAGGTGAATCCTTCTCGGGGTTCTCGTAGAACACTTCCGGGAAGCTGTGGATCAGGTTGAGATTGACCGAGAGCTCGCGCTGCAGCTGAGCAAGGAACGACTTCGCGATCGGCTTCGTGTGCGAAAAGATACCGACTGTTATCTCAGGATTCCTGATGATCTCCTGAACGATGCCGGCAAAGGTGATGATCGTTGACTTGTAGTGTTCGCGCGCCCAGATGTCGCAGTGACCATCGGGTGAGGTTTCCACTTCGCGACAGCGCGCATAGATCCACGGGTGCCAAGCGTCATAGCGCCGCAGCATCTTCACCAACAGGTAATAGCGATCGTAGAGACAGAGCCAGCGGATGGCGGGGACGTCGGTGCCGTTGAGGTCTAGTGCGTCCCAGGCCGCGAGGATTTTACTGAACGGTGTCTTCGCGAGTCGCTGTTGTAATATGGCGTCCGAGACGTTCGGCGAGGGTAGCTGTATCACCGGTGGTTACCGTGTGTTCGATGGTACCCGCGACATGCATGACTGCTTTGCCATCGAAACGCTCTGCGAGATGCTCAATAGCCCACGGCTTTCCTTCCATAGCGGCAGCGACGAGCTTATCTGCGCATCTATCAAGTCCGCGATCGATATCGTTCCCTGCTCTCGATAAGGCACGCCTAAGAGCTTCCCGCCAGCGACGGCCTTCTCTCGCGTTGTCATTTCCTTCAGGAGCGCCTCTGTCAGCCATTTGATTCACGGGTCAAACAATTGAGCGAGTTACGCTTTCTCGTCATCCTCGGGTTCATCGACTGGCGGCGGGTCGTTACCCGGCTCGAGTGGTTCGGGATCGTTGCCGGGGCGCTCAGGCATCAGTCATCTCCGCTGTATGGCTGGGGTGATCCGACGCTACCCGGCTCTACGGGGTTAACCGCCCCGTGTGCGCTTACACTATCCCCCATCATTTCCTCATCAAGCAACGCGCTTTGATAACCGATCCAAGCCCATTTGGTCTCAAGCGACAGATATAAGTCGCCGGTCGTCGCGCCGTTCTGTCGCTTGAGATCCAGACCTGCCTGTCCTGCCCAGCGCTCGAATCGGATCTGTACCAACTCAGTCATCATCAGTCATCCCCGCTGTAGCCGTGGTATCCGCCGTACGCCGTTTTCGGGCCGTAGGACTCCCTGCTGCGTTTGGTGTAGAGCCCGAGGCGGTGCGGCAGATCCTTGTTGTTGCGGTGAGCGATGGTGGCATCGAGGTCGTAGTCGCCGGTGAGGTTGGGGAGTCCGCGCCAAGCACGTGGTGCGCACTGGTGGCAGTGATCAGCTCCGAGGGCTTTCATGGTGCTGTATCTCATCGTCGTAGCCTCGCGTACTTGGAGCTTGGGTGATATCCCCCACCAGTTCTCCGGTGGGCGTTAGCGTCGGCGTATGACAGCATCCTTTTCGCTGCGTCCATTGCCTGCCACTCACTTTCGCAACACACTGAGAGCCACCGTCCCCCGAGCCAGTGGTGCAGTCCCTCTTGCTGGCACTTCGCGCACGTGAGTGTTACCGGTAGCGGCACCTTGGACGTACATGAAACACCCACGCCACGAGCATTGCAAGCGCGAACAACGCGAAGGTACTGGGTTCGGGGACCGAGGCGTTGGTGTGGAACGTCGCGGGCTTCGGGTCTTGGGGGTTAGAGATTTGGACCCATGCGACCGAGCCCGGGTAGCAGACGCCGAGGTGCGTGAAGTGGCTCTGTAGGTTCAGGCATTCGTCCTGTGTCATCGTCGGTCCCTCCACATGACGTGATAGCGCATGTTCATGTTCTGGCGGTGATAGGTTCTGATTCGTTCGCGCCACAACCACCGTTCAGCGGGTCGTGCCCACAACTGGCGCGGATCGGGCGGGGTTTTCTGTTCGGTGATGTGCATCATGCGCTCTCCAGGTACGCGAGTCGAATGGACTGGACCCAGGCGTAGGCTTCATCGCGGTTGTGGAGGACGACTACTGTGGCGCCGCGCCAGCCGCTGTAGTACTCACACTGTTCGGCCGAGAGGGTTTCCTTGCCGGTCTTGCACTCGACGCTGTAGGTACGCCCGAGGAGGCCGACTTCGAGGTCTGCGCCCTTGTCGCCGACTTGGCTCAAGTCGCGTACGGAGCAGCCGAGGTCCTCGAGTGCGGTGACGATTTCGCGGTGGGATTCATCGCGGCGGTGGTGGTTGAACCGACTCAAAACGGCTTCTCCGGCAGCGGGTCATCGAAGGGGAGTTTCTCGAGCGGTGAGAGCAGATCCTGTGACCCCCCTACTTCCGCTTTTTGCCCAGCCTTTGAGGCGTTCTTCACCTCCTGGCCTCCGCTGATGAAGCCGCAGAGGCACTTACGCGTGCCGGTGCCATCGCCGGCGTCCTGTTCTTCGATCCACGCCTGGACGTTGTAGGCGGTGGGTGGGACGCCGGGGACTAGGAGTGTGCCGGTATAGCGCGGGTGCTGCGGGTCGCAGTTCGGCGAGCGGAAGAGGCGCAGGTGAGTGGTGGGGCGTTTCAAAACGGCACCCTGCCTTGTGGGTCAGCGTTGCCGATCAGGTCGTCCCAGATTTGCTTCTGGATCTCGGTAGGGACTTCGCCGAGGTTGTTGTCAGCGATATCGAGCATTTCGGCGACCCAGGCGTTTTTAGCGGCGACGATGCGGTACACGTTGGCGATCCACTCTGGCGAGGCATCGGCGTTTGGGGATTCTTCGCGGGTGGTGTTCTTCATCGCCAAGTAGGAAGCTGGCACGCCGTAGCATCGTGGATCCCGGGCGATTCTTGCTCGGAAATACGCGAGCAGATGGAAGTTCGCCGCGACGGTCCAACGTTCGCGCAGCGTGTTCATGCTGCACCCGAAGCGGACTCGTAAGCCTCGCGGAAGCGACTTTCGAGATCGCCCGTAGTGAAGCGATCACGCCCGGCGATCAGGCGGCAGCCGTGATCGAAATCTCCGTTGCCGAGCTCCGTAATGGCTTGGATCGTGGCGGGGTCAGCGCTGAAGCGTTCGCGCACGTACGCCCAAGTGAGCCGCTGCTCCGCGGGGAGTGAGGCCGTCTTTGCGACGGTATCTATGGGATGTGGCGCTTCCCTCCAGGCCACCAAGCTCGAGTTCCGAGTCTCTCTCGGTTTTCTCCCCCCATTGGCCGTTAGGCCAAGTCGGCCCCCTTGAGGGGGTTGGGGGTGTTCTTCTTCTTCTAGAGATGGAGATAGAGATAGAGTGTTAAGCCTGGCTTTAACTCGGCTTAAGGGTGGCTTCGAGCCAGGAGCAAGCCTGGCTTGCACACCACGACGGCCTGCCTCACTCAGTGCATCTCTTCTTGCTATAGCCGCAAGCCTATGTTGTTCAAGACGAAAGTTCTGTAGCTTGCCATCGCCAATGTCCGGGAATTTCGTCGAGACTAGCGGCCAAAATTTACGGAAGATGCGCACATCCATTCGAGCGGCACGTGCGAGCAACTTTTCATTGTTGGGAAGCGTTCCTGCTGACCATTGAGCGTCTAACAGCGACCGGTAAAGCGCCCTCTCCTGCCAGCAGAAGGTCGCCGTAGACGATCGAAATTGGTCCGGGTACCACGGCATCATCGGCAGCTCACGGTTGCTCACCCGCCGACGTCCCCATCACTTCGGGGCGCCGTTGCGCTTCTTAGGCTTAAACTCCGGCGCGTAGATGCCCTCCCAGGTGACCGGGGAGTCGTCCACGATGCGCTGCGCCACCGGTGGACGCGGGCGCCGAGTGCGCTGCCGGTACGCGAGAGCCGATCGCTCTGTGACGCCGAACTTCCGGGCGAAATCGCGAACTCCGAGCAGTCGGATGTACTCAGGCAGTTCCATTGTGGCCGGTTTTAACACATACTGTGTAGGATGGCAATAGAACCGCACACGATTCGTTCGTGGCAGGGTCGCCTACCGTTCCAGCACAATTTGTGTATGGGGAAGGGGAAAAAGACGGCCGAGGCGGTGCTTTGCGGCCAGCGCATGCGCGAAGCTCGAGGCGACCGCAGTCAGTCAGAGTTCGCCAAACTCCTGGGGATCCTCCCCTCGACGCTCGGAAACTACGAGCAGGGCCTCAGAAAACTCCCTATAAGGCTCGCTGTGCGCGCCCAGCAGGCGACCGGCGTCCCGGCGGCCTATCTCATGGGTCTCGTCGATGAGGCCGACAGGGACCTCTTAATGGCTCCTAACGGAGCCCGGGCCGCCCTCCTCTCGGCTATACGTCAGCTTCAGCCCTAGCTTAGAAACCCGCCCTTCTTTCGCCTGATCCTTCTGGATCTCAGACGCTCGACTATTGGAAACACGTTATGTGTTGACAGAGGCACACGCTTTGTGTAGCCTCCCCACATGATCTCCTCCCGCATCCTTCGCTTCCGCCAGTACCGCGCCGTCACGGCGTGGATGTACGGGCGCCCGCGGTTCTGGCGCTCGCTGCGTCACGCGCTACGGAGCCCGCGATGAAGACGCTCGAGCTCTTCCCGGAATGCGATGCGCAGCATGACCCGCCCTGTCACGCCGACTCGCGCTGCACCGTCTGCTACACGCCGGAATTCATCGCAGACACCGAGAGCTTCCATGAAGCGTGCGACGACGACAAACGGGATGAGGACGATACCCACTACTGGTACTGGGACGACAACGACTACGCCGAGCAGGTCTGTATCAAGCGCAAGGGTGAGTTATGAGAACCGCTGCCGAACTGTGCCTTGAGGCCTGTGAGCTCGGCGATGAGGCGATCAAGACCGCGGGCCGAGCTAACACGCTTGCGCTCGATGATCCGCAGCGCTGGCAGCTATCGCATCGCATGTTCGCGATCAACCGGCGCCTGAAAGCGATCGCCGAGGAAATTCAACTCAACGACGAGGCTCAACATGAAAGTCGCTCTGTTTCGTGATCCGTTTGACCACGTACATCCCTGGAAGGACGTCCCTTACAGCGGCGGTTATGTACAGGTCTCTGGTTGGGTTGATATCGAGTTCCCAGCACTCACTGACGCTGAGAGGAAAGTGGCCGATGATCTGACCGAACTCAACAAGCGTCAGGTAGCCGTCGATGCCGACTTCCGCCGCCAGAGGAAGGCGCTTGAGGAAGAGCGCGCGGCACTTCTCAAGACCGGCACATGAAACTCTTGCGCGCCTGGCACGCGTGGAACTGGAATCGAATGGTGCGGCGGCATCGGCGCTGGTTAAGGAAGAACAAGGTTCTGATGACGCCGCATCACTCGACCCGACGTAACACAACTGAGGCTGTCACATGAGTGTTCCCAAGATCATCACGGACTACTGGCTAAAGCCGATTCCCGACCGACGCTTCGACTGGTCGGCGACGACGGAGAACTACGAAGCCTGGGTTGAAGACGGGGAATGGACCTCTACGCATCCCATCGGCTACGGCCGCACCGAAGAAGAAGCGATCGCTGACCTCAAAGAGCAGATGGAAGATTTAGCTAGCTAACACCCAAAGGAGGGTAATCGCATGGCTGGTTTCCGCAAAGCAAAGGCCGAACAGGCCGCACTGAAGATGGGCGTCTATGGACCGCCGGGGTCAGGCAAGACATTCACATCGCTCCTGATCGCTGAGGGCATCGCGAAGCTCACGAAGAAGCGCGTGGCGCTCGTCGATACCGAGCACGGCTCGGACTTCTACTGCCAGGCGGTGCCGACGCGCTCGATTCATCCCGAAGCATTCGACTTCGATGCGCTCTACACGCGCTCTATCACGGAGACGATGGCCGCGCTACGTAGTCTTTCGACTGATGAGTACGGTATGGTCATCATCGATTCGATCACGCACCTGTGGCAGGCGTGCATGGAAGCCTACAGTGGTGGCCGCACGCGCGCCGATACCATACCAATGCACGCATGGGGCCGCATCAAAAAGCCCTACAAGGAACTGATGACCTTCGCGCTGTCCTCGCCCATGCACGTGATCATCTGCGGGCGTCAGGGCGTGGAGTACGCGACAAATGAAGAGACCGAGGAGCTGCAGGCGATCGGCGTCAAGATGAAGGCCGAAGGCGAGACGCCCTACGAGCCGCACATTCTGATTCGCATGGAAGCGATCAAGCCAAAGAAAACCAACGAGAAGGCGATGATCGTGGCCTATGCGGAGAAGGACCGGACGGGCGTGCTCGCGGGTCGCAGCTTCATTGACCCGACCTTCGAGACACTCTGCCGTCCGCTGTTGGGACTCCTCGGCGCGACTCAGGCACAGCTCGAATCGCTCGAGGCGACCGCAGTCAAGGATGCCGAGCAACTCGCCGCGGAAGAAACGCAGCGCGCGCAGCACTCGAGCGAGCTCGTGAAGGAGTGGACTTCAAAGATCAATCTCGCGAAGTCGTATGAAGCGCTGAAGTCGGTGGGCAATCTGATCACGCCCGAACTCAAGGCGCAGATGATCCCGGCCGATGTGGCGTCATTGCGCGAAGCCTATCAGGCGCGCGAGAAGGAACTGCCGAAGGCGGCAAGGGCGGCGTAATGCGCGGCCGTCCGACCAGCATCCGCGAGCTCGATAAGTTCGAGATGCGGCTTGCGCGCGAGGCTGGTATCTCGATTGATTGCATTGCCGGCATGTGGCACATCGGCAAGCGCCGGGTCCACGAGATCCTGGCCGAGCTACGAGCGAAGTTCGGCGCCGAGAAGCTCCCGCAACACAAAAGACACCTTGTCCGTTTGAATTCCCGCAGATCATCGTCAACGTCCAGAACCTCGACTGAGACTTAGGAAGTTCGCACATGCGATTAATCTCGCTGAAAGACTTGTCTTTGTATACATTATGCGAAGTAGCAGGTGCGATATATTCGGCTCATGGGCCAGCCGCACAGCATCCTTTATGGTCTCTCGATCAAGCACATAGCGGAGACTTGCGGAGTCAGTCTCAAGACCGCGAGCCGATGGAAAGCCGGGACAATCTGTCCCGGTTATTGCGAACTAGCGGTGCTCACGCGGGACCTCGGCTGCTTTGCGAAGGAATGGCAAGGCTGGACCGTGAACGGCCCCGATCTCGTCGCGCCTTCCGGCTGGTGCGTGAATCGGAACGACGCCCTCATCGTGCCGCTGATGCACTCGCAGATCGCCGCGCTGCGGGCGAAAATCGCGAGCCTTGAGGCGAGCCGCGATGACATCGAAGAACAGCCAGGACCCGGGGCAATTCCCGCCATCAACGCTTCGAGCTGACGCTGAAGCCAAATACGAATATGACCCCGCTACCGGGCATTTCTGGTGGCGCCAAATTCCTAGAAGAGGTAAAGCCAAAGCCGGAATGCCAGCGGGCTGGATCTGCAAGCTGGGTTATCGGCTTTTGAAGGTTAACAGCCGATCTTATTACGCCCATCGGATCGCATGGCTACTAACCTACGGATCTTTCCCCGCCATGCTCGACCATAAAAATTGCATCAAAGACGATAATAGAATTTCCAATCTAAGGCTTGCCTCCGCCGCCCAGAATTCAGCGAATCGGTCCAAACAATCCAACAATACGAGCGGTCTTAGGGGCGTCCTCTTGTACAAGAGGACCGGTAAATGGATGGCATCCATAAAGTACAACCGGAAGCAATATCACCTCGGATTCTTCACTTCGAGGGAAGAAGCATATGCGGTCTACTGCAAAAGGGCACGAGAAGTCTTCGGGGAGTATTGGCGTGAATAAAAAAGTCAGGTATCGCTGGTCCTGGGCTGAGTCCTGCTGGGTTCTGCACCCTGACGAATCCCCGGCCCTATTTGCGCTGAGGCTACGCTGATGGCCGAGCAGCAGACCACTGAACTCCAGCTAATTGCACGGGTGAAACAATGCTAGCTTTCCACAACGATCCGGCCATCAAAGAGAAGTACCTCAACCGCGTGCGTCTGCACGAAGCTCAGGACGAAATTATTCACGGCAAGTATTGGGAGCGTGGCAAAGGGTGCGCGGTTGGTTGCACTGTCCACAGCTCGTCTCATAAAGCGTTCGAGACCGAGCTCGGCATCCCAATCATGCTGGCGCGGCTTGAGGATCGATTATTTGAAGGGATGGCGAACGGCAACTCCAAGCAATTCCCGGCTCGCTTCCTGAATGCCATTACGCCAGGCTCCGACCTATCGCGCGTGGGCTGGCAATTTCTCTATTGGCTCCTCACGGAAGACCTCGCGAGCCGCGACGATCCGCGCGTTTCTAAGGAGATCAAAGCCTGCGCGGATGTGCTGATCCCACTCACAAAGGGTGAGCCATGTGATCGCAACGCCGCAGATCTGGCGCGGCGAGCCGCTTTAGAGGCTCGGTCTAAGGCGTGGACCGCCGACGCCGCCGCCTACGCCGCCTACGCCGCCGTCAACGCCGACGCCGCCGCCAACGCCGTCAACGCCGACGCCGCCGCCAACGCCGCCAACGCCGCCAACGCCGCCTACGCCGCCGTCAACGCCGCCTACGCCGCTGCCGCCTACGCCGCCGACGCCGCCGACGCCGCCGCCTACGCCGCCGCCGACGCCGTCAACGCCGCCGACGCCGCCGCCTACGCCGCCGCCGCTCGGCGCAAGTGCTATGAGCGAATGGCGGAGAAGCTTCTGCAGTTCATGGCCGATGCGCCAGTCGTGCCGTTCTGCGCGGGGATTGCGGCATGAATGAGCCGAAGACTGCAGATCAGAAGCTCAAGCGATTTGATCCGCCACCCGGCGACCATACCGGCATGGACGAACACCCCGAGGGTGGCTTTGTGCACTTCGAGGATTACGACGAATTGCTGGCTGAGGTCGTGTGGTTACGCGCGGTCGCTGTGGCTGCGAAGGCGCTGGTGAATGAACCGACTGGCAGATATTACTACGAGGACGACCTTTGCGCGTTTCCTGAGCCGCTAGTGACAGCCCTTGAGACCGCTTTGGCAGCGGCAGGCTACGACATGACCGACGAAGAATTCGAGGCCGCGTTATGAGCGACCACAAGACTATCGATCCGAAGCGCGGTACTTACTCGCAAGTACCGCCGGAATGTAGCACTGGCAAACAACGACTGGCGCGCGCTATGAACGCGATATGGAAGTTGTGGCACGAGGGCGTGCCTGACGGGAAATGTCTGTTTCACCAAACAGGCCCATGTTTCCACCCTTGCTGTATGCAGGCGGAAGGCAGGAGGCTTGAGTGTTTCGGAATGGGTCTGACGGATGAGTGACCCTCGTTCATCGGATGAGCGTGCATGACATGGACCGAGGGCAGAATCGGTCGCATTCTGGCGCGTCACACGTTCAAATCGGATCTGTGCGTGCTGCCCAACTGTACGTGGACAGGCGACGAGATAGACCTGCTCGTGGTGACGCGCGACCTGCGCATAATCGATGTCGAAATCAAGGTCAGCCGGGCCGATCTCAAACAGGACCGCGACAAGAGCAAGTGGTGGCACCAGCCTTGGGGCGATTGGGTGGACGGCAAATGGGTGCAGCCGGCGAAGATTGCCAAGCCGTGGCCGCGCAAGGTGTGGAAGCACTACTACGCCATGCCGGCGGCTCTATGGACCGATGCCCTGCTCGATTTCATACAGCCGGTGAGTGGTGTTCTACTGGTGGACGAAACGCATCGCGGAACACCGACCATCGAGTGCGTGAAGCGCGCCAAGCCGTGCCGCGACGTGTCGATCCTTACCGCAGAGCAAGTCGTGCATATTGCTAGGCTCGCCAGCCTGCGCATGTGGGACGCCTACCGCGATTTAGAGCGGCGTGAACGTGACGAAGCCAAGACCGCTGCCATTCCGAAGGAGCACGTCGCATGACCGAGCCGCTGTCCTCAAATCAGCGCGCCGCTTTTGTGCACAACCTGCGTTCTATCGCTATTGATCTGCGCGCCGAAGGCAGGGAGATAGACGCTGCCTGTGCTGACGGCGGAGCCGACGAGATCGAGCGGCTGACGTGCGAGCGGGATGAGTATAAAAAGGCGCTTTCGACCGCCCAGTCTGGCGGGCTGAGGCTTTGTGCTGAATACGAGCGGCTGCGCGCGGCGTTGCGGAAGATCAGGGAGAACTACACCGCTCTAGATGAGTACGACGTGTGCAACATCGTCAATGACGCTATAGCACCGGACGAGACGACGGCGAGTCCGCTGAGCATTCCGCCGGGGGTCGAGCCTGTAAACATTCAAGCTACCGGCGGTGCATGCCCCTTCTGCGGAGAGAGTTATTTCACCAGCTCTAGGCCGCACGGTCCGAACGTGTGCAACAAGTGAACGGGGAAGCGCCTCAATGAACGAATCCAAGCGCCTTGTAGCGCACGCGGGCCGCATCCTACGTGAGTACAGCGCCCACTCCGAAGGCACCGCAGCGCTCGCCGTAGCGGCTTCAGCATTCGTTTCTCTGGCAAGGCGTGAGCCCGCGGACAAGAGCGAGAGCGTTGATGATCGGATAGCGCGGATTATGCGAGAGGCTGCGGACTTGATCTGTCCGGTGTGCCCGCACTGCGGACAGGAGTTGATACAACCGGAGAGCGAGAAACCAATCGCCCGGCCATGGATCAGGAAAGCGTAGAGAATACGACCGCCCCACCCGACCCGCTCTAACCGTGGGAGATAGTCGATCATGATGCGTTGTCCGATGGACTGGGAGATCTATCGTCGTCCCTCGCCTTGGGATAGCAGCGAACTGGGCGACCGGTTCAATGGTCACCTGCGAATCCCCAAGCGCCAGATGGTGATCATCTTCTCGAATGGCGAAGGCTGGGAGCACGTCTCTGTCAGCGTCAAGGATCGCTGCCCGACGTGGGACGAGATGGAAGAGGTCAAGCGCCGGTTCTGGCAGGACACCGATACTGTGATGCAGTTGCATGTGCCGGTGAGTGATCACCGCAACTGCCATCCCTATTGCCTGCACCTGTGGCGTCCCACTGATTGCGAGATTCCACGGCCGCCCGGTATCTTTGTGGCGCCTGATCCACCTCAGTCGCACGTTTAACTCATCCTATGGCCAAGTTGATCTGCAAACTATTTGGTCATCGTTTTACGCTTGATAATAAGCGCGTTGGCGGATACTTGGTCTTCAGGCTACGTTGCGTACGCTGTGGAGAGTGTGATCCCTACCCAGAAACCCCAGGTTAGCCGCCTAGACTTTTTCAGCGAACTTACAGCGTCCCTTATGCCCTGACTCGAGCAGACACCGAAAGACGCGCGGCTTCTGTGTGCGACCGCGCGTCAGCTTGACGGTCTTCGGACACTTCACCTGAATTGCATCACATACACCATAATTATCTGGCATAATTCACGGTAAATGCGACCGAAACAATTTGAATTGGGAACTGTCTTCGGGTCTTTAACGCTCATCAGGCTATTACCATCAGTAAACGGACGAAGGTTCGCTGAATATCAGTGTGTTTGCGGTGTAAAAAAGGCAATAAATTTCCAAAATGTCTACCGAGGTTTATCTACCTCATGCGGTTGCCAAAAACCCGTGATCAACGGAGACATCCATAGAACTCATGGGCTCTCCCGCACAACCGAATATCGAATCTGGTCTTTAATGATTCAACGCTGCGAAAACCAGAAGAATCCAGCCTATGACAGGTATGGAGGCCGAGGCATTAAAGTCTGCGTTGCGTGGCACAGATTTGAGACGTTCTTAGCAGACATGGGTGAGCGTCCCAAAGGCAAATCTATAGACCGAATTAACAACGATAGTGATTACGAGCCAACCAACTGTCGTTGGGCTACTGCGTTTGAACAAGTCCACAATCGCCGTCAACGGAAATTAAGACGCACCCCGCCGCCAGCTATGAAGTTGTAGATCAACACCAGCGCCACAAGCCCGAGAATAACCAACACCACGGTCTTGATCGGTTCTGGGATCGCCAGACGCTGTACGCCCCACCACACTAATGCGAAGGCCGCGAGTATGATGAAGATCAGGACGACGGTCATTAACACTGGACACCTCCAATCATTGCAAACGTATTGACACTAGCGCTGCGTTGCGACCCTTGTTAATTGGGGTCGTTCCTAAATCCGAGAGATGACAGTAATCGAACGATCTCAGCCGCCCCCAGTCAAAGAGGTAAGCGAGGCCCAGGTAGTAATTGGTATGGCTGCCGTTCACTCGGTCGACGTTCTGCAGGTAACTCGCACCGAGACTCGCACAGACTTCCCAACGGCAGGTACGGATTCCGGCGTGCCAGTCCCACGTCGTAGCGACTATCGAGGTCTTCCCCCAGATGTTAGTGCCCGCAAAGACATCCACGCGATTGCCGATGGGCTGGTAGATTTGAAGGCCGAGTACGGGCCCCGTTCTCCCGGGCCCGAATGAAGCGCCGCCGTCTAGATCGAACTCAGCTCCCTTCGCCACCGAGCAGCGCCACAACAGCGCCACCAGAATCACGATGAAGAGGCCGACCAGCGCGAAGGTCTTGACGTTCACGGCTCCTTGAGTTCCTTGAGACACGCCCTGTAGAGGGCGCTCACGTAGTCGGCAGAGAGGGCAATTCCTTGCAAGCCTGGTCCCAAGTCAGGCCCGCTTCCAGGCCCGCCAGGCACTTCTCGAACGCTCCCTCCGGGGGTGCTGGGTGCTGTAGGAGCTCCGGGCTTACCTGTCGGGGCTGACACTGGACGGGTGTAGCACTGCACCCTTGGAGGGTAAGCAGGAGCAATGCCCCGCAGACGGTTGATTTCAGCAGTGAGTGCATCGGTGGTTTCCTGTGCGATCTTCACATCGGCGATCGCTTGTTTCTCCGCTGCCGCCTTTTCGCGGGCAAGACAGTTCGCCTCACCCTTGTTGTAGATCCAGATCCCCACCCCGATCACGAGGGCGAGAATGGCAAGATACATGACATCCTTAAGCGGCATTGGGCGGCACCGGCTTGGTTCCTGTAACAGTCATGGCAGCATCGGCTTCAACGGACGGGACGCCGGCGGCAGCGAGTGCATTACTCGCGCCCTGACTGACTATGACATTGGTAGTGCGCGTGGCTTGTACTGCCCGCCAGATGATCCCGAGGGCTCCAGCGAGCCTTACTGCCGCATATCCTTTCTCACCGACTAACGCCACGACGGAATCACGGTAGCCGGTAAGATCCGCAAGTGCAGCGCTACCGAGCACGGTCGCAATACTCTTCTGACCGTGCCGAAGCCACATCATGTGAAGCCAGTTCATAACTTGGCTTTGAGTTTCGAGAGATCTGTCGCCAACGTCACACCGAACTTGTAGTAGAGATAGGCTCCCGCACCCATCCCGACAAGCACGCCTAAAATGAATGACACGATACTCATACGTTCTCCTGTGGTAGTTCCCATACCCCAGATTCCATCATGTCCATCTCCAGCACCGCCCTCTGAGGCGTCTGCTTGGCCCAATCACTATCGAGCCCCGCCTGTGCAGCCCCCGCGAAATCCCGCGCCTGAAGCGCTGTCGTGAAGTTCGGCCAGTAAAGAGGGCTCTGGCCCATCTGGAAACACATGCTCACGCAAACCGCCTGGCGCACATCATTCATGTCCGGGTAATGCGGAAAGCCCTGCGCGAGTTGGCGCGCATGATCCATGTCCTGTTCCAAGAGTGAGTCCGCGAGTTCTTGCGTGATCGTGTGTCCAGTCCAGTCGACCGAGTTATTCAAGAGATGCCCCCAGCCGATAGTCCACAATCCCCGGGAATCTCTATAGGCTGTCAACCGGCAGCCCTCGAAGTGCTCGATCATGGCTTGGGCGAGATCGGTCACTTCCCACTCCAATGAGCGATGTAGAAGATCCCCATGATGATCGTCGCTCCGAGTGAGATCACTGCAATGATCGTTGCCCAGCTGTCTCTCGTACCTTCCTTCACGCCAGCGGTGATATCGCGACGTTGACTCACGCTGCTCTCGAGCTTGTCTACCGCTTCCTTCATCGTCCTGAGTGCCTGTTCGCACTCGGAGCGTGGCATAAGCAGACGCGACTGATCGTTGAGGCTCTGTCTGAACTCGTTCACCGCATCGAAGCGTTTCTCAGAGGCCGTCTCGGCCTTGATCACGGCGCGGTCTGCAGCTGTAAGCGCAGCTTCCACCGCACTCTTCTGAGCGAGGAACGCGGCTGTAAGTGCTTCCGACTGTGCGAGAAAGCGCTGTTGGTAGCGCAGATCATTCGCGGCGATGAGTTCGGTCGTCCGCTTATCATTCGATTCGACGAGCACGCGCAGCGTCCGCAGCGACCACTCATCTCCGTTTGGATCACGGTCGGCCATCAGTTCGGCACATCCGCCGGAGTCCTCGAGACCTCCCGCCACACGTTATCGGGCGGGTAGTACTCGAAGTCTATCGAGCGGCTATTGGCATTGGCGGGTTGAGTCCACGCGGCGAGACGATAAAAGGTGTCGAAGGTCGCCGTGCCCAAAGCCCCACCCGAGACGTTCTTGATCGTGATCTTTATCCTCTGTGCCGAAGTTGGAGTCGTGCCACTCGGATTACTGATACTAAAGGCAGTGTTGTTGTTAGCGGTGATCGTGAACGAGTCCCCGCCGTTATTGTTGATGGCGATGGTTGCGCCATAGGTGGGCTGAACAACCGTCTTCTGCGTAGAAATGAACGTCGCCCGCCGTGTCACGGTGTCAAAGGTCGCGGCATCGCCCGCCCCCGCGATGTTGATGCAGGCCTGACCCGCGCGGTTCACCAGGGCGATATCACTCCCGGACCCTGCGCTGTTGCGCACCAGCAAGGTCGAAGTCGTGGCAAAGGGATTCTCGAAACACCCCTGCGCGAAGCCTGTCGTCACACTCGTGAAGAGATACGCGACCCCGGGAGTATTCGCCCCCTTGCCCAGACTCCAGTTACCGGTCGCGCGCTCGATGATGAGCGGAACGTAAGTTGTGATCGCGGAACCCGGCGCGGCATACGCCGTGATGGTGAAGTTACTGAGCTGATCGAGCGAAAAGCCCGCGCCCACGAGCCCGCCCATGCCGGCGCTCCACATGGCACTGCCATCGGCACCGAAGAGTATGTTAGCGCGGCGGTTGTCGAAGCCGCCGGTGGAAGTCGTTGGTATCCCCGAACTGTTATCGATCCAGATGTAGGGGTACCAGTTGGCGATGATGCGCAGGCCGTTTCCGTTATGCGCGGGATTGATGTAGGACGCCGTCGCCGCAACGGTATTGGTCAGTGCCGGAGTCCAGGTGGCTGTGGTTGCGTTGAGGGTGAGTTGAACGGGGCGCACTTCACCGTCCGAAAACGTCACCTGATAGAGACCCGTCGGGGTGGACCAGGCCAAGGCCAGCGTCGCCGAGGTAGCGCCCGAGACGATCGAAGCCGTGAACGTTATCGTCGCGGAGGTCTGCGGCGTATAGGTGAAGATACGAACCTGATCGCCGTCGTATTGTACGGGATAGCCCGAATAGGACTCGCCCTGACTGTAGTCATAGACCGTGATCGGTGTGGTACCCGAGAACTGCGGGTAGCTCGCGAGATTCGTTACCTGGTAACCGTAGTGACAGGACGCCGGGACGGTGATGACCACCCCACCGAGACTCGCGGCGCCCACATCGAACGTGGCGATACGGATCGCCGTGTTGAGTGCCGCGAGATTCTGGGCGCTAAGGTTCGACTGCTGCGCACCGTAGCGCCTGACGTCGTACGGCAGATACGACAGGTTGGCGGGTGTAACGGCCGCCGCGGTCTCGGCGGTCGTGATGGCGTAACTACCGAGTGCGATGCCTGAATTGATCGTGATCGGGAAATAGAGGTTATCGACCGTACGGACCGGAGATGTGGGCGGATCGGTGTCACTCGCCGGTGCGAGGACGAATTTGTAGGCGAGCGTTGGATCGCCCCAGATCGTCCAGGCACCGTTCGAATCGAGAACGACCGGGTTACTGTTCTGTGTAGCCTGTGTGGAGTCGGTCCAGGTGGCCTGCTTGGTCGAACTCCCGGCGAGATACGTGAACAGCTTGAAGCCCGCAGCCGGAGCCCCCGAATTGTTCGGGTTCTGGAACTGCAGCATCATCGGTGGGGAAAGTGTGACGGTCATCCGTATGTGAACTCCTGCGCAAAGCCGAGCTTCTGCAACTCGGGGATCTTTTCATCGAGCGCTTCGCCGATGTCATCTCTGTAGATGATGTCCGGGACGTGGATCTCATCCACCGTCTTATACGCGCGGGTACAGGCTTCGAGCACCGTCTTGCCCGTACCCGTCACCACAGCGAGGTAATCTCCCGCACTCGTCCAGGTGGGTGACTCCGTCAGGGATTCGCCGTTCATGGCCGGCACCGTCGTGATCTTCACCGACTGCGGAGATATGTAGCGCTTGTTCTCTTCTGTCACGCCGTAGATCGGGATCCCATCGGTCTCAGCCTTGGTGAGCTTGGAGTAGGGATAGTCCGGTTGTGCAACGACCACGCCGGCCGCGATCTTAGGCGAGACTTCGAGCGTATCCTCCCCCTCGCAGGCATCGAGCATCCACTGCACGGGGTCGCCCTTGTGCAGCGCCATCATGATGTTGAAGGCCGGCCAGCCGAGGCGCGCAGTGAACTCGAGCGGCCACGCCTTGCCCGTGCCATCGATGATGCAGTTCACATCGATGTCGCCGAGATGCCCCATGCTCACGAGGGCTTCCTCCAGCGGGGCGAGAACCGCATCAAAGAGCGGGGAGGACGATACGTACTTGAGGATGGTGCCCGCCTCCCCGCAGTTCGGGCCCACATCCCCGGCCAGGAACTTCTTGCGCTCCCAGTTCTCGTTCGGCAAGCCGATGAACCCTTCCGCCCCCATCCACCGCGAGACTCCGAGCTCTATCCCCTCGATGAATTCCTGCAACATACAGGACCCCTTGAGCTTCATCCCGAGCTTCTGCCACCGCTGCAACCGCGCGACCATATCGGCCGGTGACTTGCTGCAATAGGAGAGGGATTTATCATCCTCATCGCCTAACGGTTTGAAGACATATCTTTTCTCAGTCTTGCGAACGTGGCTTTCAGCCTCCTCCAGGGAATCGAATGTCTCAAACGGCGGTACCTCAATATCGTGATCCTCGAAAAACTCCATCCCCAAGGCGCGGTCGATCTCGAGCTTCGCGGAAGACACCGAGGGTCCGAAAACGGCAGTGCGGTCCCGGGCTCCCTGAAGCCGTGTCATGAACTCATGGTTGCCCGTGGGTATCACGAGATCCGCCCAGGGGATGGAAGTGAGCCAGTTGGCGATCTTCTCGATGCCCTTGAAGCCCTCTCCGATGGTAGGATTGGCGTTCTTTCCCAGGAAAAAGCGCACCGCGTGACCGGACTGAACCGCTCTCAGTGCAAGTGCCAATCCTTCCCCGATTGAGTCCATGCTGATGATGAGGACCTTCACTTGAGCTTCGTTTGGGCACTGTTGCTGCGTTGGGTCTTCGTTCTGGTGCTCTTCATCGGTATCTGTCTGCCTGCTCGAGTTGCCGTGATCCGTTTCGTCCCCGAGGGCAAGATAAAGCGCCTACTGTTGCTGCCTCTGGACGGCCTGAGAGCCGATGAGTTCGCCCGCCCGAGGAAGAGTCTGCTGCTCAAGCGTAGGGGGTATCCCCCGTAGTCCCTGCTGCGCCATGTCGGAAAGTACGTACTTTCTAGCCATAGGACGCGCCAGCATTGCAGCACCCGCAATCGGGTGATGAACGCCGGCAAGGGTGGCTGCAGCGTAGTCGAGCGGTGAACGCGAAGGACCCGCCCGACTCCCGCGCTGGCTGATGTCCCGGGCCGCTCCCTCGTAGGACTTAGCGAAGTCAGCGATCGTCTTCAGGTCCCCGGTCAAGCGTCCGGGCTTCGCGGCGTCGAGTTTGGCGATCTTCGGTGGGCTGATCTGCCGAGTGGACGTGTTGAGCGCTTTCTCCACGTCGTAGGTCTTCGCCACCCCTACCCGGCCCTTTAGGTATTGCAGGTAGATGTCCTGCTGCCCGGAGCTCGACAAGTGTTCCTCTATCAAGTCATCCACCGCTTGGGCGGCCCGCTTCTGAGCTCGTGCCAATCCGCGGACGTTGGGATCGAGCGAGCGGGCGTTGAGCGAGGCATCCGCCCGTAGCTTCTTGACCACTTCTACCGCTTCGTCTGGGGAGTAGTTGCCGCGCAGATCCTTCACCAGAGCTGACACCTGCTGGTTCTTTAGCACCTGACGGCGGCTCTTCGTGGAACGCTGCTTTATGGAATCGAGCGCCTTGATGAACTTAGGCGTCTCGGTGAACTGTCCCTTGAACTTCTTTACCGCATCGTAGGATTGCCCATAGGCTTGACGCTGAGAAATAACCTCCCCGTGGGAAAGCTCGCCCTGTGGTGGCAGATCAATTGAACGGCGGGCAAGATCGGTCAGTTTAGGAGCGTTCGCAGCAGAAGCCGCCTGCTCGGTCTTGATCTTCCCGCTGAAACCCTCAAGTTCCTTAGCTACGAATCCGGGTTTCCCCTTGGACATCGAAGGGGGGATTTTCAGTCCCTCATCGAGGAACCGAGTCTCGGCGGTAGCCGCACCAGTAGGTGTAGCTCGGCCTACCATGGCCCCTAATCCCTTGGCGGCTACTGACCCGAGAGCCTGACCTGCAGCACCTCCGGCGGCTCCCATGAGGGCATTTTGTCCCCGGCTCTCTCCTGTTGCTGTGGGCTGCGCGGCACCTAACCCAGCCCCGACCAAGGCACCCCCCACCAAGGTATTGGCACCAGGAATTGCGGCGGCTGGAGCGCTAGCGGCTACCTGGCCGACGACGTTTCCGACCTTGCCTGCGGTAGTAGCCATGAGGGGGGCGTCGAGCTTCCTCGCCTCATCCACCTCGCCTTGTACTTGCTGCTGTCTCTGTCGGCCTTCCTCGTTTGTTGGCCCCATAGTGGAGAGCTGCTTGATTCCCCTACCGACCTCGGCCATACCCCTGCCGGCACCTTCAAAGAAGCGCTGAACTGCACCAGTGCCAGTGGTGGGGTCGGCCTTATCCTTGAGTCCTATTTTCTGGAAAAACTCAGCCCCAGGCATGTCGGAATAGAACTTCTTGTGCAGGGAAATCGCCAAATCCTGGTCCGACAGGTCGGAGTACTGCGGGTACTTCTCCCGCACGTCCTTCATGGATATATCGGCCACTTAGCGAATTCCTAACGGATCATTTTGCGCACTTCCACCCGTGGCACCGCCGGCCACAGGTCCCGGAGCCGGCGCTTTGTACTGCCCGGCAACGGATGCTCGGATGTCCTCTCTAACCTGCGGCGGGGAACTCCTCGCCGCTTCGATTTCCCGCTTCATGATATCGACCACCCCCGCATACGACTCCTGAGACTGCGCGATGCTGAGGATGCTCAGGGCGTGATCGCGAGCTGAATCGGTCGGTACGCCCGTAGGATTAACGGCGCGGGCGTAGATGTTCGCCAAGGTGAGATTCGCCTGAGCAAAGCGGGCCAATTTGGGGTCAGATGTCATGATCTGGCCCTTTTGGATGAGCTGGTTAACCGGCCGGAACTGACCGCGAGGAACTTCCTCCGAAGCCTTTAGTGCTATCGGGATCATCTTGGAGGCTTCGGTCGCGGCCGTC